CCGCCGTTGACGGCCGGGTCGCCGTTGATTACGAGCCCGTCGAGGTGCCACCGATGCGCCAAGGGGAATCCACCCGTCACATCACATCACACCCCTCATCATGGCCAGACGTCGGTCAATGGCGGACGCCACCGACTCGGGCGACCATTCCTGCGCGGCGTAGACGTTGATGACCGTCCCGCTCGCCGCTGCAGCCGGAACACCGCTCAGCGCCGTGGGCCCGAATACGCCGGCGACACGGCCCAGCACGCGGCTCGCCGCCCGGGGGGCCAGAGGTTCCGCGGACATCATGCCCCCCGCGAAATCCTCAATCAGGGCCCTACCCGAGTGGGTGGTGTAGCCGCGACCCGAGAACGGGCCCTCCTTGGCCGGCGAGAATGGGAATAGGTTGCGGATAGAACCCAAAAGGTTCTTCGCGGCGTCCACTGCCCGGCTGATCATAGACCGAATACCGGAAATAAACCCCTCGATCAGCGACTTACCGGACTCGACAAGCAGGTTGCCGATATTGCCCAGAGCGGACAGGATTTTGCCCGGGAGTTCGCGGACGAAGTTCACAATGTTGGTGACCCCGGTCGACACCGCGTCTTTCGCCGAGTTCCACGCGTCCCGGAAAAACCCGGCCACGGCGTTCAAGCCCGTGGAAATCACCGACTTCACCGCGTTGATGGCCCCCGACACGACGGACTTGATCGCGTCCCACACGCCCGACACCACGCTCTTGGCGCCGTCCCACGCGCGGGACCAGTCGCCCGTCAGCACCCCGATGATGATGTCGATCAGCCCGCGGATGACCTCCACGGCACCCGAGACGACCCCCGTAATCGTGGAGATCACGCCCGACACCACAGGAAGGAGTGCCTGAATCACTGGGATCAACAGGCTCGCAATGGTCGTCGCCAGGTCCAGAATCGGCGGGACCAGGGGGAGAATCGCCTGTAGCAGCTGCATCAGGGGCGGGATCAGCGCCTGTAGCAGCGGCGTCAACAAGGCGAACGCTTGCGCGAGGAACTGCCCGACCGAGACCGCCAGCTGCTGAATAATCGGGGTTGCCGCCGTCAGGAACTGGCCGACGATTTCCCCGAGCCACGTCAACAGCGGAGCCGCGGCGTTGATCGCCGTCACCAGAGTCTGGCCCAGGATCGAGGCAATCTGGGTCAGCGGCGGGGCGATGGCGATGATAACCGGGGCTAGAGCCTGTACCGCGGAAGCCAACGCGGCGCCCAGGGCTTGGGCGATCGTGCCCACCACGGGGGCCAGTGCGGCGAGAGCCTGGCCCAGTGGCTGGATCGCCGGGGCCAGAGCCCGGAACGCGTCGCCGATTTGGGGTCCCAACTGAGCGATGGCCGGACCAATCGAGCTCGACAGGGCCGCGCCGAGCTCCCGGAACACCGGCCCAAGCCCCGACGCGGCAGCCTGCAAACCGCCGAAAATGTCTTGTAGAAGCCGGGTACCCTCGGCCGATCGCAGAAAATCAGCGGCCGCGCCCGTAGCCGAGTTGAGCACGCTGAGTAGATTCGTACCGTTAGCGTTCGCGGCCGAGAAAATCGATCCGAAAATCGAACCGACGTTTACCAGCGTGCCACCCAAATTCTGGGCAGCGTCGATCCCGGTTTGGATCCACTCTGCGAGCTGGCCCGTCTCCCGCGCTCGGGCGACGAAATCGCCGAACCGGGTCGCGGCCGACGCGAGCCCGTCGGACAACTGCGGCAGGAATGTCGAGCCGACCGCCCCGACGTCGCGCAGGGCGCCCATGAGGGGGCCCACGGCGCCGGTCAACCGGCCCAGTGCCTCCCGGGTGTTGTCAAAAATTGTGCCCGTGTCCGCGACGGTTTGCGCGTCGAGCGCGAATGCGGTGAATGCGTGCCCCAGGGAATTCATCTCGGACGCGATTCCCGTCATCCCCGAGCGGAGGACCGGGAGGTACGTCGACCCGACCGCGTTAATTGCGTCGCCCATCCCGGCGAACAGCTGTTGCTGGACGTCCAGCTGCAAACTGCGAAACGCCGGGGTCAGCGCCTGGATCGAGCGTGCCGCATCCTGCGCGGACGGGGCCAGGTTTTCGAGAGCCTCGGCAAAAGCCGCGGGGTCGTTCATCGACGACAACGCGTCGCCGAATCCCCACATCCCCACCACGAGGGTGCCGATNGCCGCCGCACCTGCCGCACCCGCCGCCGGGAGTAGTCCCACGGCCCCCGAGAGCTGGCCGAGGGCCCCTGCGAGCGCCGTCGCCTGCTGCACGGCACCCGCTAGGGCCCCGGTGAGCATCGCGATCCCGCCGGTCCGGGCCAGTGCACCCGCGCCGCGCACGTCGACATCCAAGCGGATGGTCTCGCCCGACAGGCGGCGCACCAGCCGGGACACCTCGCGCGAAGCCTCTCGCGAGTCGACCGCAGTGTCGAGGTCAACCGAGCCCACCGAGCTCTCGATTACCGAGACGGCACGGCGCGCCTCTTGCGCCACACCCGCCGTGTCGAGCACCACCGGGATGCGAAGCTCGGCCTGCCGTTCGATGCGTTCCAGGTCGGCGCGCAGATTCTTGAGGACGTCCTTGGTGTCGGGGACGATCCGAACGCCCGCGGACGCAATTGTGACGTTAGTTCCCGCCATGACGCCGTCGCCTTTCCGCCGCGATAATGTCCGACACCGTCATCACGCGGCGCTTCATGTCGCCAGGTCGCGGCACCGGCGCAGGCTGCCGAGGTGGCTTCTTCGAGTTGACCGCGATCGTGGCGTACGTATTCCACTGAACCGCATCGATCAGCGTTGCCAACAGCTGCTCTGCCGTCCCCCAACCCCGCCATTCCTCACCGCCGCGGAGCGCAATGACGGTCGCGGAATCCTCGGGGAGTTGGGAGCACAACCACAGCAAGCGGCGCGGACTGATCCGGTCCCCGAACATGGCGGCCGGGAGATCGATCCCGTAGTACCGCTGGAAATCCGCGATCAGCGCCGCGCCGCCCGCTTTGTCGATCAGACGGCAGAGCGCGAGGCTTCCCCCAACTGCGTGCGAGTGCCATACAGCCGCACAATCGCCAACAGGGACGCCGGGTCCGAAAACACGGTCAACAGCCGGTCAGCCTGCCCGTCCTCGGCAACCGTGCGAATAATCTCGACCAAGGTCTTCTTCAAGTCGTCACCCGACGCGACACCGTCGAGCCGCTTTTGCAGACCTTCGAGGGTTCGGCGACGGTCTTCCGGCAGGCGAAGCCCGTTACGAAGACGCACAGACGACCCGTCACCCAGGTCGATAATCAGGTCGCCGAAAAGGCTATCGACTTCGCGTCGAATGTCATCGATGGACACACGATTCTGGGTCACTGATCCTCCGTCACGCCGCCGGGCCGCTGATCGTGTCAGCAAGCCACGTCATAATCGGGTCGGTCGAATTCTGCAGCAGCGTCGCCCGCACAGGGAACGACAGGAAATTCTCGGGGTCAACCGTCACATCGTCGTCCGCGAAAATCGACGCGCGCGGGATGTACAGCCCGACCTCGTCTGCCCCTTCGACGATGCGGATGTACAGCGCGTGCTCGGTCGGAGTCGCCGACGCGTTCACCCCGAATGCGCCGTCGGCCAGCGTCGCGGCCTGACCGAAGTACAGCTCAAAGTTGAGCGCGTCGACCTGCAGCAGCTGGAATGTGATCGCCCACGTCGTCGGGTCGCGACGCTCGCGCAGGGCGGGGTTCTGCCAGCTTCCGAGCACCTCGGAATCGCCACCGGACCGGGTGATGGTCAGACCTTCGTCCCGGGACGTGTGCCCGATTTCGACCCACGGGTCCGCCGGCGCGCTCGGGTCGGACGGGGCGGCTGTCGCGACGGGGGCAATGTAAATGTGGCCGGCGTGTGGAATCACCACGGCCGAATCAGTTAGAGCCATTATCGCCTCGCTTACGTGCAATAACTCGATAGGTGGCGTCGTAGCGCACGACATCCGCGGGTGCCGCGGGCTCGGGGATTTGCCGCGGACCGATCTCGGTCGCGATGTGAACCAAATACCCGTCGGGGGTTTCAGCGTGGCGTCCGTCCCACAACGCACGGCGGACGTCCTCAGCCAGCTCCGCCCCATCCCGCTTGTCTGGCCCGGTGTAGCAGCGGACATCGAGGATGGCACGCACCGCCAGATCCGGATCCAGCGGTGTGCCGCCGACTACCTCCACCCACACGTACGGCGTTCGGAAAATTCCGTTGTTGTACTGAGTCTCGACGGTCACACCCGGGAGCGCGTCGCGTAGGAGGCTGGCGACAATCCCGTCGACATACGGCAGACGCGGNGCCATGATCACCCCATTCCGATTGCGCCTCGAAGTGGTCGGGCCCCAGGGATGAACCGGCCCGTCCGCCGGTCCACGTGGCCGTACTCGATCGCCAGCGCACCCCCGTGGGGGTCGTGCAAGGTCACAAATCCGTCCGTAGTCCCGTATGACACCTCAATACGCGACGCGCCCGTGTCCCTACTGCGAGCCAAAATCGCGCGAGCTCGCCCCGCCACGCTGTTTGTGGTTTCGCGGACGTAGCGCCGCACCCCGGGGAGGTGTGCGAAAATGTCCCCGACCCGGGGGTCCACTCTAGCCACGCTGGATCACCGCCGTTACGTGCGAGGTTGTGGGCGTGTAGTAGCGGATTTCCGGGTCGCCCTGGACGCTCCACTCTTGGCCCCGCCAGATCACCCGGGCCCACGGGTCGACCGGTGCGGATCGGGTAATGACCCGGTACGTGGTCACCACCCGCGTCCCGTTGATGACCTGCTCGGCGGACGACAGGGGCTGGACCCACGCCGACACCGTGACCGGCTCGTCTGCGGGACGCTGC